ATTACTGTGAAGGTACGAACTATTTTTGAAATTCTCCAAATTTATTTAATTAAATAAGTTATCTGTAATAACCAAACTGGTTATAATTTAAACAAAAACTCCTAGGGTAGAAACCCCAGGAGATACCCTGTAAAACCAACAAAACAGGGTTTTTGATAATTTATGGTGCTACCGTAGCAGATCCTTGAAGATTACAATCAGGTGCTACTGTAGTAGTGGTAGTAGTAGTTGTAGGTTCAATTGTGGTAGTTGTAGTAGTTGTTGTAGGTTCTACAGTTGTAGTAGTAGTAGTTGTTGTAGGAGTAGCTGTAGTTGTGGTGGTTGTAGTTGTATAAGATGCACAGATGTTTGCTATCTCACAGAAAGCTGCAAGAAGAGTTGTATTTGTTCCAATAACTTGCAAAAGAGTAGCTGCTAGTGTTACTGGATCCAACTCTGCATCAATCTTTTCTAATACTAGATTAAGATTGTCATTAGTATTGACACCTGTATTTGGTAGGTTTGGACCATTATAGCAAATTAAATTTGTTGATATTGGATAGCCAGCAAACCATCCGTTGTTACACTTCTTTGGATATACAGTGTTGACAACCAATGGGTTACAAGGTGAACCTGGAAGACATGCCATTTATGTTAAGTTTATAAATTAAGGAATGTACATAATGTAATAACAAGCAAGAACAGGTTGAATGTTGCTATGTGCACCACCAGTACCAGCAGTAGCATTTGTAACGCTAATTCCTGTAGTGTCAGTACTAGATAAACCAACGGTTGCTGCTAACAATGCACTTGTTGCTGTTCTGTAACTAAAGTTTCCAGATAAATCTGCATAAGAAGAAACAGGAGCAGTAGAAGTTGGACCAGCTGTAAAAGGAATTGCTGCAGCATTATCATTAGCCAAAACAAAATGATCATGTCCAGGATCTGTTACACTAGCTACGTGCGTGTGCGAAGGTATTTGAGAAGTGTTAAGTGTTACAGTGTTAGCACCAGATGTTCCATTGAGAGCATAGTTGGGGTTTGTAGGAGTTGCTGGATCCACTACTGGATTCATAGCACCACCACCTACACCAACAATAACACCCACAGGAACTCTACCACGCTTATCAGGTGTACCGTTTAATCCATTACATAGGTATATTTTGTCCCAATCGTTTAGTCCTGCACCTGTTACATCAAAGTTTCCTGTAAGTAATCCGTAGTATTCAACCACTGTATAAGGAACCATTCTAGTATAATACTGTACACCAGATGTGCTTGTGCTAGCAATGTAAGCAGCAATCAAACTATTAAGGTCTGCAAGCTTTACATAGTTAGTATCAACATCTAAAGCAAGAGCTGCAAGTTCTACATCTAAATCACAAAGCTTTGTAATAACTGCTTGAAGAACAGCATGTGTATCTGAAGTGGATGTAACTCCTGTTAAACAGTCTACATCATAGTCAGCGTTTAATATAACTAGGTCAGCAACTATAGCATCAACTTGTTCCTGAAGATCACAAGCAGCCTTGATGAGAGCTGTTATGTAGTCATTTAATGTAAACTCACCACAATCAGGAAGGTATTGTTGAACAACATTACAGATGATCAAAGGGTCAACAATAGGTTTAATTCCTATACCATTGAGAGTAGACGTAAGAAACTCTATCAAAGAAGCTTCTACAAGTGATAGAGAATCACCTGATAGAATACCTAGAACAGGTACATCTAATCCTGTATATCTCACACACCTATCTGAGACAATCTCAGTGCATCCATTGTAACAATTTGAACAGGCCATCTTTATAATTTATTTATTTATTAATAGTTTAACTCTACTAGCTATTTGTTCTACAGAAAAGGATCCTGCATACTCTGGGCTACAATACTTATAAGTTAGTATCCTTTTGTAATTTAAAAGATCCCAAATCACTGTTCCTAGAACAGGCCAATTTAATTCATAAACAATATTATTATATTCATTATTGGCTAGATCTGTAAGCTTGCAATCAATATCTGCAAGTAAAACAGGAACACTAGAACAATCCACACAATTTGTAAGTCTTGGATATAACATTCTTTATTCTTTTATTAGCTTGTTTAATAGCGTTATTGCAAGCTGAACATAGTCCGTTTATCAACTGACATCCACATCCAACCTTAATACCGCAGTTTCTACAGTTTGCCATATTAATAGAAATTGTTTACATAGTTATTACCATAGCAATTACACTTGTTTGCTATGAATTGGTTTAACATCCTATTTGCTTGATTGTACAGCTTGTTAGCTGTAGCAATAGCACAATTATTTGCAGCAGCAATAGATCCTTGTATAAAGAAATATATACTGTTTAGCTCTACCATCTGTTGTTTCCTAATAGCTGCATCACATTCCATCATATCAAGTTTCATGAATGCACTATCAAACTTCTCTTGAAGTTGGTCAACACGCATTATTGTTTTCTGTACAAAGTTCTGATACGCAGGAGCAACAGAGTATTTAATATAATAAATCCCATCAGGAAGTGGTAACAAAGCGCTACCAATTGGAGTTAGTCCTAATGAAGCAGTAGTGTAAATATTGAAGTCATTTATGTTAAATGGAAGGCTGACTAGACCAAATCCTGGAACATCTATTTCTATTGTAGGAGAACTAACAGGAGGGGCAGCTGGGTAAGTTGATGCATCAGCAATACCCAACGTTTGTACGTTGTATGTAGGAATTACTAAAAAGTCTAATTTCAAGTCTGCCATATTTTTCTAAATAAATAAGCCAGAGGATTTGAGAAGATCCTCTCACCTCTGGCTTAGGTTATATGATATTGTTTCTACTACTTCTTACTAAGGAATAAGAGTGGTAGTGCTTGAAGTAGTAGGCCAAATAGTGGTGGTTGTAGATGTAGTGCTTACACAAGCATTATCATCAACAACTGTACCAAGACCTGCCTCAAGAACAGCTTCAATTGCAGCACTCAAAGCTTGAGGAGCAGCAATTATCACCATGCTATCTTCATGAATATAATCTCCCCACTGATAAGCAGATTTGTCATATTCGTTGAACTTGATGTAATAGGTATCGTAGGTAGTACCATCAGTTACCCAAGACTCAAAGTTCTCGTTATAACCTGCCATTCTGTAAAGATGCTTCAAGTAACCTGCTTGATAGCTGTAGAAGTTCTTCTCAAGCTGCACAATCTCATCAGAAGTACCTGAAGGATAAGAAGCACGTTGAATAACTTGAGCATCAGCAACAATGTTACAAGAATCTGCTACGATGAAGTCAGCAGTAGTAGCTGGTCCACTGTACACGAAAGTACGGAACCACATTCTGTCATACTCCCAAGGGAATGCAGCAACATCACAAGGCTGACCATACTTGGTAAGAGGCTTACCAGAAATACGAAGAATAGCACTTGCATCATTACCAATTCTTTGGAACTGATAGAAATCGTTAAAGTTGATGTTGTCTGGGTTGTTACCAGGAGCTTGAAGAGTCAATTGAAAAATAAACTGATCAATCAAAGCTGGTACATCAACATTAGTACAAGGATCACCACCACACTCACAACAAGGAGCTTGTACAGTTACTGAACGAGTGAAACCATTGAAATACAATGTATCAAGGTAAGAAGAATGTGCACGAAGTGTAAGTGTTACAATATCACCACACTGTACATTCCAACCAGATACATCAGTTACTTGGGTAGCAGGAAGGGGACAACCAGTCACCTTGTACCACTCAGTAACATTAGATTTACAAGTACTCTCAACACAGCCAGCGATCTTGTCAGAACGCTTTGAACCTTGAAGATATGTGTTTGTTCTACCTTGAGCTAAATAAAAGTATGGTTTAGCAGCGATGTTACCAGCGTTTGCAACACTGTAATCACTTCTAAAGATACCAAATTGACCTGCGGTCAAGTCTTGCGTAGAACCAGAGCTAGGTAGAGAGTTTCCTACTGGAACCACGAAGAGCGTAGTTAATGAAAAATCAGCCATTTTATGCTATTTTAATGATTAAAAAACTTATTCGTTTGTCTGTATCCTATAGATTGAGTTCTGGACAGCAGACTGATTTTCGGTGTACATTGCAAGGTTTTGAACTGTCAAGTCTAGAAGTTCATCCTCTAGATATGTTTCAAGTTCGCAGTCTTGATCGAATGATGGCTCACCATCAAGCATTATGTACCCTTCTTTATTAATATACTGAGGATACCTCATGTACATTAAATATATTTTAGTTGGTGTAAACGTACCATCTGTAAAAATACTCACTTCATCAGATGATAGAAAATTAAATGTTTCTTGATATTCAAAAGATGGCCTGTAGTGATCGTTGTTCAAAATGAACTGTAAGTCACCATGCTTTGCCAAATCTCTATTAACCCATATTATTCTATCCTTACATCTACCCTTGTCAGCTAATATGTAACTATCTAAATAGAACATATATTTAGGAACAAGAGCATGTAAAGAAGCAAACCATTGGTTAACTTCTACATTCTTTAGTTTAAGATCCAGAGGCTGGTGGTTATAGGTTTCCACCAGGCTCTGAAGATCTTCATATCTTTTCTTAAAAGCATCAAGTCCTAAGCCAGAAACTGTACTTATACCATCAACCTTTTGTTTAATTAACTTTATCTGAGCCTCGTTGAGGGCAAGTATCTTGTCCTCTAGAGCAATCTGCTGATGTTCGTTAGTCGATAGCTTATTTAGTTTCTGGTCTATCTTATATAACAAACTATCTACAGGTATCATACAGAAGCTAATTTTTTACTTTTTAATTTTTGTTCTAGGGTGAGTAGTTCATCTTGATTATCCTCATCTGCAAGGAACTTTACCAATTCCTCTTCATCAATCGCCACTTCATATTCACCTTCGTATATCCTTCCATTAGGTTTAGTTCTATAAACCGAATGTAACAAAGCCTGTTTGACTAAGTCTTTAATATGGAGTAAGTTTTCCTTCATATCTGCAAATCTTCCAAATATCTCAACTGGATTGAGACCTTGGTATTTACCATTCTTGAATTCTGTTTGTTTGAGGAGATTGTCAACTTGATTGTACACAGATTCTTCTTTTGTATCTTCTGAAACTGGTAAACCTAGTAAACGAGCAACCTTTCTCTTTTTCTCAGGAGTCATAGAATCAAACTTAACAATAGCTTTATTGATAAGTTGTTTCTTCTTAAACATCACTGCGTTTTCAATATCTTCATCAGCTACATAGAACTGAGTCTCTGCTGGAAACTCACCACGTTCCCACGCTTGATAAGAGCTTGCAATTGTTGGGTGCACACGCAACCAAGCAAAAGCTAGTTCCTGTAGAGGAACTGCAAGATCGAAATAATTATCTCCATCTACAAGTTTTACAGGCTGCACGTGCAATGTGTCATCTGTAGAAGTTGAGAGTCCGTAGTTCCAAAATTTAGAACGTGGTCCAAGATCAACTCCTCCAAGAGCATCTTGAAGTTTATCACGAAGCGCTGTTACACGTTCGAGTTCAAGTTCTCTTTCCAAAGAATCACCAATTCTTCTAATGTATGCAGCTTGTGGATCAAGTCCTGTTCTATACTGACCATCAAGTTCCTTGTAAGGATACTTGAATACACCTGTACCAGGTATTCTTGTTAGACCCCTTTGAGCCAAACCGCTTTGCATTGTTTGCAGCTGTGAGCTGTTATACTCCTTTTTAATAGTGGAGATTTTTCCTGTCTTACCCATATGTAGTTTATTTTAACTTGGTTTTAATTTGCAGATGGTTTCCATTGAAGGAAATGCGACTGGGAGACACCCCAATCCATCCATCTGTAGGTTGAGTAGAGCCCTCCAAAGGTGGGAGGGGTAGGAGGGCTCTTCTCGGTAGGAATTGTCTAGGAATAATATTCCTAGAGTGAAATTAGAATTGTGGGATTTCCTCGATAAGAACTGTACGAGACAAATCCTCAATGAATACATCGCAACGGTCTTTCATCCAAATCTCATAACCAGGAAACTTATTAGCAGAGCTCATACCCTGAGACTTAGCAAAGCCTAAGTGGTGACGAGTTCCATCAATATATCCCCAAGTCATTGAAGGGGCTCCTTTCATTCTTACTTCACGAATGTTGTTGATCATTGAACCATCGCTCATTGGAGATACATCAAACACCATGAATACAGGAGTAGATTTCTTATTTTGACCGAATTCAAGGTTAGATTGTGGAAGATCCAACTCTTTCAAGTGAATCAACTCAACACGACCAGTCTCACGAGTAACCATTGCATCGAATGCAAAGTTATAAGTGATGTGCTGACCTTCGCCTTGTAAGTAACGATTTCCAGAATCAGCCATGAAAGTAAGACCACTGTTCAAAGCGTCAGTTTTCAAAGCTTGTTGGAACACGTCAAATCCAGCTTCATTTGTATACATTTTAACTCTACGGTCTTTTACATCCACCCTTCTGTAGAACAAATCACCAAATACAGAACGGATAAGGTTTGCAGAAAACTCACCACGGTTATATTGTACCAAGTTACCATTGTTACGCATTCTGTGGTAAACACCAGCAGAGGTACGCTTCAATTCTTGCTTAGAACCATTTGTTTTAACAGTGCCAGGCTTAGCCCAAATCATACGCTTAACTTTTAATTCAAGCATAGACTTACGCATCCAGAACTCGATGAATGGTTCCCATTTAACATCGTTTCTTGTAAGAGGAAGTTGATTCCTACGTTGTGGAGCATAAACAAGAATGTCAAGAGGCTTACCAGAAGCATCACGCATCATTTTGTCATCAGCCCACTCAGTGATCTTGTGCTCAAAACCATATGCAGAACCAAGAGATTCAAACATTGTGATTTGCTCACCAAGACGAGGAAGACCAAGCAAATCTTGATCGAACTCACCAATAGCAGCATCAACAAGCTCAAGTTCAATACCATACTGCAAGAAAGTAGAAGATACGAAATCTACAGTAGGATTGTCACTGATAAGAGTGAAAGAATAAAGGAAGCCCATGTTCCAAGGAACTGGATCCTTAATAACATAAAAACGAGGACCATACTGACGAGAACCAACAGAAATGATAGCGTTCTTAGAGAACTCATTTGTGTCAAGTACCAATTGGAATTCTTGACCGTCAATACCAGGCTTAGTTAACTCAGCTGTAGAGGTAGGAACGTCAATGATCTTTGGGAACTTGTATGGAACTGCAACTTGCCATTTCCATGCATCACTGTTGTTGTCAATGTAAAAAGGAGTTGACTTGTTGATCATGTCCAAGAAGTCATTACTGTACAAAGAGCTTTGAGTATAGAGACTTATGATCTTTTTATCATAGTCAGCTGGCTCAGTTGAGTGAAAGCTCTCAAGGTGATTTGCATCGGTTAGCTTGCCAACAGCACGCTTGTCCATAGATGCCACCCTAGCATAAGTAAATCCAGTTAAACCTGGGATTGTTTGAATTGCCATTTGTGTTATCTTTTAAATTAGAGATTATAAATAAAAATTAAATAAACCAAGAGTTAGGCTTGCTTGATTTACTACTGCTAGATTTCACTGAAGATTTGGAAGCTTGTCTAGCCACCTCACCAAAAAGATCATTTGACTTTTTGGTAATTCCTGTCTTCTGAATTGTAGAGAGAGTGGGGTCTTTCTCAATTATCTTGAGAAGAAGAGCCACCTTCACTTTCATTTCATGATTTTCAGGACGCTTCAATTCTAGTATGGTACGATCAAAATCTGTGAGTGTTTCTCCAGAGGATGTCTTATACTTGTCTACTAGAAGGAAATCTTGTAGTTCGC